CGAAACCATTCATTCCAAATCAAATTATAAGCTCTAGGGTGCAGATTATTAAATTGCAAAGAAGCAACTTTAATGGGTATCCCCATATAATCCTGCAAATCACCAGTTGATACACCTACTCCACCACCAGGAGCAGTACAAATAGGAACTGTATAATCAACTGGTTGTATACCAGCAGTAGAACTACTTCCATTGAATTCCTCCCAATGATCCCAAACTAAACGATACGGAACAGCGAAAAAAAACGTCTCCAAATACAAATTATCCATTATCGGATAAATTGGAGTAGCCAATCGCGCAAAAGCATCCATATGACATTTAAACGTATCACCTGGGAGCATCTCATCACACAAGATCGGAATCAAATATCCCTCATTAAAAGTAGTCTTAATACCATGCGACCTATTAAAAGTAGATCGAGGCATCGCAACTTGCGGAGCACGCGAAAACGTATGCAACGATCCGCTAGTTGTACTAGGAACCGATCCTCTCAACATCCAAAACCTCACTTATAAAAGTTAAAAAAGAGCTCTTGAGGGGGGGGTCATCTTGCTATAACCCTCATTACACCAAACACACAAGAGCCCAAGACTTAATTAGGAGATGACCCCCCGGAAGGCTTAAGCTGAGGGGCTACGCACCCCTCAGACTCCGGCGGATCTAGATTATCACACACACACATCAGGAGACATCTTAAACTCCTGAAGTAACCCTAACGAATGCGGGGTTAGATGTAAATCAAATTTAGAGTTAGAATCATCATAAGAACCTAACTCAAACAAAGTGTAATCCATAGGATACTTACCGAACTGATGCTTCGGGTCGGCTACAAGCTCAGTAATAGCACGAACAGCAGCACCGCGAGTCTGCATAAAAAAAGGCTGTAAATAAGCCTCAACCTTCGAATCATAAACAGAAAAAATCTTATGAATCATAAACACTCCAATTCTCGCACTAAATCTTTCATGCGAGCTTTTTGATTAATCTCCGCAGAAACCAAATTTTGCGGAGTCCTAAAAACACGAGGCGCATCCTTACGCCTCTGCTTAACCATCGCATACATCTCAGGATCAACACGTTTTAAAAGCTTATCATAATACCGAGGCATAGCCATCTGAAAAACACCTCCTAACGCTTTAACAATACACTCATCACGAGGAAACAAATCTGTTTTCCAATACTTCATAAACCAATCATGCCCTAAACCAGGCCGTAACGACGGCTGAGCAAACTCAGGCTGAAAATCTCCATAATGCTCATGCTTATCACGCCCTCGGATCTTCTTCATACAATAACGAGCGCAATAAGCAGCAGAAAGAAAAGTAACTTCACCAATTGTGCTAAAACCATAAGGCCATAAATCCTCCAAAAGGGAAGATCTATAAAGCTTATGGCCATTCTTAATCGCCCATAACTTCTTATCAGAGAAATCACAATTAAACAAACAGAGATGATAATGTGGCCTACCAAACTTACGATCACCATATCGACCATTTAAATTCTCACCGTACTCGCCACAATAATAAACCCTAACAGGGTCATCCATCTCTCGACGCAAATCCTTCATAAAAGCAACCATGTGATCCTTGTTCAAAGAACCATCAGGAGACATCTTTTTCAACCCAGCATCATTAAAAGTCAATGTCACGAACAAGTTAGACGGCCACAAAGAAGCTTCATGCTGCATCTTAACAGCCCATTCACGAGAATGATCAACTAAACAACTCACACATTGACCACAAGGCTGAGCAACTCTTCCAGGACTATCAATTCCATACTCATAAAAGTTTCTAGCTATGGCCTTTGAAGGTTTCCATTGGCCATCTGCAAGTATTTGCCCTTGCAAAGGCTTCACACATCCCATATATTCGCTAACCTCACACACACCAAACGCACAAAAGAGGGCGGAATCTCCGCCCTCACCTCTCAAAAACTAAAGTCTAAAACCACCCCTCATAGGCGCTTTATGCACATTTCGGGGGTGAATATATTGCGCCGTCGTAGAAAAAAGCTTTCGACTATGACGTTTCGACACTTTGTGTCGACCTCTAAAACCACTCATAACACACTCCTCAAATTTATAGTCCAAACCAGGAATTTGCGTCACCTGGCCTAGTTACATCAAGTGATGCCTAGGCCAGGCCGCAAAAACTCACTTCTCAACCACCGTTTCCGAAGGTGATTTTTGCTCAACTTTCGGCTTTGCCAAACCGAGCTCACGCAACCGATCAAGATTTTTTGGATCCGAACAAAAGTCCAAAAAAATCGCAGCATCGTTATGAAACTCCGCACGCACTTTCGCAGGCATAGCCATAAAAACCTCGTCAGCTCGACGAACTTGGTCTAAGGCAGACCGATAGTCGCCTACGTTGCTAAAATCGCCATACACGCCCGCTGAGATGGCTTGCAAGCGATTTAACACGTTCGGATCACCAGACCGAACGAACCTCCTCATAATCTCGTTAACATCGCACTCAGCTTGAAATGACTGCTTTGTCAACGAGGGCTCATCAAAAAAAACCTGAACTCTCTTACTCATTGCTTATCTCCATATAAATGTTTCATAAACTTCTCCCACGAAGCCTGGGATTTAGAAAACTGGTTAGCTGAGCTCGCAGCAATACCAGGAATCTTTGTAAAAGACAAAACCGAACCTATAGCTTGACCCAACAACGGTATCGTTAACTGAGCAACTTTCAAAGGAACTCCAAAAGCAGAAGAATAAACCTTCGCAGCAGCTTGACGCTCTGGAAGATCAGCCTTCATAAGATCAGTTAACGCCTTCGACTGAGCCGACTCAACAGAAATACGACGAGCAGCCAAAGCAGAACTCACTCCGGCGCCGAGCTCACTCTGAACCTGAGCTTGAGCACCAGGAGGGGAAGAAGCCCCCCCCTGATTAAACGCCAAAATGGGATTCAATCCAGCAGCACGCATATCCTGCATAGAACGCTGATAAGCCGTATTACTCATACGCTCTTGAAATCCCATTTGCTCTCGAGCCAACTTCTGTTGCATCTCATTAGTCTTCTTTGCCCCATAATAAGACAAAGCACCTCCAACCGCAGTACTAAGTAACTGCTCTCCAGGAAATGACATAAAACCTCCTTAAAAACGGTCAACCAATCCTGGAACACCATAAACAGGCATCGGCCTTACACAATGATACTGGAAAAATCCATCAAACAAAATATCAGGCTCTGTACTAACAGCCTTAATACGAGACATCGGCGCATTTTCAACTATAAACGAATTGCTAAGAGTAGGCAAAGAACCAAAATCCTGTGCTAAATGCCAAGCATCAAGCGGATTAGTAGCAGTACTTCTAAAAAGACCTGTAATATTAGAAGGCTTATACCTATATTCAGCATACCTCTCCTGGTAACCAAAAACTTCGTTATCCGTCGCATTGCCTTGCGCATAAATCTCCTTATTCAAAACTGCTTGCTCACCGATATGCGCCAAAGATGGCCAATAAAAATCCAGTCTAGTCTGACGAGACCACATACGCTCAAGACCCTGCTGATAATTCAAATCAGCACGAACGCAAGCTAAACCTAATATCAAAACATGCTCAGTAGCTGAATAAGTAAACCCATGACCATGAGGCGCACAAGTACCATAAGCAGCTAAATTACCCAAAGTATCCTTTACCGTCGGAGACGCACTAGGAGTCGTTTGAGCCACAGGATTAATATTAATGGGAGTACTGCCACCACCGATATACTCAGGGCGCTGTAAACGCATATCAGGAGAAATAACCACTCTGTTACTTTTATGACCCTTCCGGGCGGGGGAGTTCTTCGACATCCCCTCTCATAGTCGCCTATGAGTTCAGACTATCGCATCACCTTTCGGTGTCTCTTCACTTAGTCGTTCACGCTGCAATTACGCTTGCGCCCTGTTGTCTCAAAGAGAGTTCCAAGTCAATCAGAAGAGATTTTACTTCAACAACAATTCTATTGAAGTGAGATCTAACAATCTCAGTATAACGGGTACCACCTCTAGCATCCTTTTCATACAACTTTTGAGTTTGGAAAGCCAAACGCAAATCATTAATAGTCGCAGCAGTCGCATCTGTCAAATCCGCATAAATACCAGGAAACCCTGCATTATTCGGATCTTCAACAATCTGGAAAACCTGGTCAATAGTACCACTACCCTTAATATACGCAGAATTTGCGTAAGTAGTAATACCAGTACCACCAGTTTCATAAACACCTTGCGAAGTATTAGCAAAAGTCTGATTAGCCTTACCAATACCATGAACTGGCGCAGTACTTCCTAACGGAATAGTTACATCAACACCCTTTTGAGGATACGGCAAACAAGACGTAAAATAATCGTAACGCTTACCACGCTTCAAAAGAACATAATTAGAATATGTATCAGGTCCATCACCAAGATCAACAGTTACGGAATTCTGTAGATTCTCATCACGAAACCATTCATTCCA